ACGAGATGTCGGAAGATATGCAACACAAGTGCGCTGCTATGAGTATGTGTGAGGATGGTCACTTCGTAGAGGGTGTGGGGTATAAAGTAAATGCCCATACGTTTTACCTCTACGTGTGAGGTGTTACTAGATGCAAGCACCTGATGGTATAACTTATCGCGTAAACATAGCCTTTGATACTAAACAAGTCAAGATCACAAGTTTTGGCATTGGAGAGGTTGACAAGGAAGTAGACGGCCATTATAACTGTGTAGACGAGCTACCAACTTGGATGCAGGAGCGTTTAGCAACGCTGTCCATGCTAGACATCCCACCACCGCCCAACGATGTGGATGGAGTTGGCGCTCGGATTGGCCCATACTTGTTTTGGGTCTATAAATAGGGAACTCCCTAAATGGGCGAGGGGCTACGGCCTCTCGTCTAGGGGGGTACTGGTATCGGAGAATGGTAATGACACCCGAAGCAAAAGTTAAAAGAAAGGTAGTGGCGCAGCTTAAAGAATTAGGCGCGTATTATTTTTACCCTGTGACAGGCGGCTACGGGCGTAGCGGTGTGCCTGATGTCATAGGATGTTATGAAGGATTATTTTTTGGGATCGAATGTAAGGCAGGTAAAAACAAACCTACACCCTTACAGCAGAAGAACCTAGAAGAAATAAGAGCCGCAGGTGGACTAGACATGGTTGTCAATGAAGATAACGTACACGAAGTCTCGCTGGACTTACGTACGTGGTCTATGGTCCCAGACGGCTAACCCAAGCTGTGAGTGGGTTGTGGGTTTTTTGATTTGTCCCACGAAAACCGCAGCAGTGTAAGCAACGACCTCCATGATTATCCTTTCTGTTGTTGTGATTGCACCGAAGAAACCGCGTACGGTTAGACCCTGCGGCCCATTTTTTGACTCCTGTTTTTGCGTGGGCTGCAGGGCACTATTAAATAAGAGGCATACACATGAATGAGCAAGAGCGAATAAAATATGAAGAACTTTATCGGGAAGTGTGGGAGAAACAAACCAAAAAAGATAAAGAAGATAACCCACGGGTACTTTCTCGTGTCACCCACAAAAACTGCACCAACAAACTTAACGGACAGATGGGGGGTAGACCCAAGAAAGAAGCCAATAAGTTGGTGTTGACCAAAGACGCTGAGATGGTTGACCGCATGTTGAAACGTAGCATGACGTTGAAATCTATCGCGGAAATAATGGGTATAAGCCCAAAAACAGCGTCTAACATAAAAAGAAAATATGACTTGCCAAGAGGAGAAAACAATGGCGAAGAATCCAAACAAAGCGGAAAAAGTCTGGAAGTATAAAATAAAAAACCCTGACGCTACAGGCAGAGAAATTGCCATGGCGACTAAAACATCCCCAAGCTATGTAAGCAATCTGATGAAGAAGATTGGTACGCCCAAAGAAGTTTTTGAAAAAGAAGCGCGTAGGGTTACGCGTGGGAAGGTGCTAGACACCGCCAAAGAATACGTGACCAAGGATCGCGCGGCTGACCATGGTAACATGGAAGATAATTTCACCACGATAGGTAAGTATTGGTCCGTGCATCTAGGTGTGGAAGTAAGCGCCACAGATGTAGCTGTGATGATGAACTTGTTAAAAGTCGCGCGTATCAAGTCGAACCCATCACATCCAGACAACTGGATAGACGCATGTGGTTACATGGCATGTGGTGGCGAGATAGCGAGTAAGTAATGGACTTAATCACGCTAGATTTTGAAACCTACTATGACAGAGATTATTCTTTGTCTAAGTTAACAACAGAAGCCTACGTCCGTGATCCTCGTTTTGAGGTGATCGGCGTGGCTGTTAAAGTAAATAATGGGGAGACGGAGTGGGCCAGTGGTACGTACGAACAGCTTAACCGATACCTCACATCGTTCCCTTGGGAAGATGCTATGGTACTTTGTCATAACACTATGTTTGATGGTGCCATTCTTAGTTGGCGTTTTGGTATTCGTCCTCGGATGTATACCGATACTTTGTGTATTGCCCGTGCCCTACATGGGACTGAAGCTCGCGCAAGTCTCGCTGCGTTATCTGAGAGGTACAATCTCGGCGTTAAAGGCACAGAGGTCGTACGCGCAATCGGCAAGCAACGTGGAGATTTTGCCACCGAAGAATTAGAGCAGTACGGAGACTACTGCATAAATGATGTGGAACTAACCTACAAACTTTTTAACAGGATGCTCAAACGGTTCCCTAAGCCGGAGCTACGTTTGATAGACGCCACCCTGCGGATGTTTACTGAGCCTACACTAGAGTTGGACAGCGGATTGCTACAGTCGCACTTGCAGGATGTTAAGCAGCGAAAAGAAAGGCTGCTATCTGATGCAGGTGTTGAAGACAAAAAAGACCTTATGTCCAACCCTAAGTTCGCGGAGTTACTAAAAGGGTTCGGGGTTAAACCGCCCATGAAGATAAGTCTGACAACAGGCAAAGAAACATTTGCGTTCGCTAAGAACGACGAAGACTTTAAAGCACTGACTGACCACGAAGATGATCGGGTGCAAGCACTGGTGGCCGCAAGGTTAGGCAGTAAATCCACGCTAGAAGAAACGCGTACGCAGAGGTTTATAGATATAGCAGCGCGCGGACTTCTGCCTGTGCCTGTAAGATATTATGCTGCGCACACTGGACGTTGGGGCGGAGATGATAAAATCAACCTACAGAACCTACCTAGCCGTGGACCAAACGGTAAGAAGTTAAAGGGAAGCATAGTCGCACCAACAGGACATTCTCTTGTTGATTGTGACAGTTCCCAAATTGAAGCGCGTGTGTTGGCGTGGCTTGCAGGGCAGCATGATCTGGTATCACAGTTCGCAGCGGGTGAAGACGTATATAAGTACATGGCGTCTAGCATATATAACGTGCCAGTAGATGGGGTAAGCAAAGACCAAAGATTTGTGGGTAAAACCACTATCCTTGGTGCAGGGTACGGTATGGGGGCAGTTAAGTTCCAAGCACAGTTACAAGGTATGGGCGTGTATATAGACTTGGAAGAAGCACGGCGCATCATACAAGTATACCGTGACGCTAACGATGCGATTAGTGAGTTATGGCGCGATGCCAACAACATGGTGCAGCACATGCAACGCGGAGATGATCTACCGTTTGGGCGTGAAGGCGTCCTACATGTAGTCGCAAAGCATAGCGCCATTGTGTTACCTTCGGGCCTACCCATGTTCTATCATGGCTTAGACGCGGAACAGGGTGAACGTGGGTTTGAATACACTTACAAGACTAGGCGTGGACCGAAACGTATATACGGTGGTAAGGTCGTGGAGAATGTATGCCAAGCCATTGCACGTTGTATCATTGGGCATCAGATGTTACTTATTGCCAAGAGATACAATGTTGTGCTAACTGTACATGATAGTATTGTAGCCTGTGTAGCCGACGAAGAATTAGACGAAGCACAAGCGTACATAGAAGAATGTATGCGCCAGACGCCCGACTGGGCTGATGGATTACCGATCACATGTGAAAGCGGCACAGGCAAATCATATGGAGAGTGTGAGTGACAAAAGTATGGCCGTGGTCGTTTAGCAAGATCAAAGACTTTGAGCAGTGTCCAAAACAGTATTACCATAAACACATCTTGAAAGAGGTGCCGTTTGTAAAGACCGAAGCTATAATATATGGCAACGAGTTCCATAAAATGGCCGAGGATTTTATTGGTAAAGGCACACCTGTGCCCGCTAAGTTCAGCTACGCAGCTCAAGCCTTAACATCTTTAAAGGATAGGCAGGGGCAAAAACTATGTGAAATAAAATTAGGATTAACAGCAAACTTGGACGCATGTAATTTTTATGCGGATGATGTTTGGTTTCGCGGTATAGCTGATTTAGTTATATTAGACGACGAAACAGCTACTGTTGTGGATTACAAAACAGGCAAGTCTTCCAAGTACGCGGACAAAGGGCAGCTAGAGTTGATGGCCCTAGCGTTGATGGCGTTGTATCCGCAGATAAAGAAAGTACGCGCCGCATTACTTTTTGTGGTATGTAATGACTTGGTAAAAGATACTTACATGGAGTATGATAAATCTAAGCTGTGGGAGAAATGGCTCGGCAAGTATGGGCAGATGGAAACCGCGGCAAAAGAAGATATGTGGAACGCTCGCCCTAATGGGTTATGCAGACGCCACTGCCCTATCATTGAATGTGTCCATAACGGAGCCAACTGATGCCATACAAGAACCCCAAAGATCGCCCCAAACAGAAGAACAAACCTGTCGGTAGTAAGCCGTTTGAGGCTAGGATGGAACGTCAGCGTGCCCGCCGTAAGATGGATCGCACCAGTAAAGATGCTAACAGGAACGGTAAAGCTGATAAACGCGAAGGCAAAGACATCAGTCACAAGAAAGCCTTGTCGAAAGGCGGTTCAAATAAAGACGGTGTAAGAATTGAAAGCCGCAGCAAGAACCGCGCACGGAACTACAAAAAGAAAAAATGATTTAGGGAGTTCCCTAAATAGGAGAAGCAAATGCAAATAGTCGATGGCAAGGCGTTGCTGTTAAAGCTACGCAACCCTAAACGTGTCACTGAAACAATCCCTGCAAGTCGTGCCATAGAGGATAACGAAGTCGTAGTGAAGTGGGGGATAGACGAAGCGCACAGCCTGAGAAAGTTAAACATAAACGTCCCTTCTCCGATCAATGGTAGGTATACATGGACAGGCAAACATACGCCGTTTGACCACCAAAAGAAGACCGCCGCGTTTCTAACCATGAACACAAAGGCTTTTTGTTTCAACGAACAAGGCACAGGCAAAACAGCGTCCGCTATCTGGGCCGCGGATTATCTGATGAAGCAAGGCAAGATTAAACGAGTGTTAGTTATATGCCCTTTGTCAATTATGGATAGCGCGTGGCGTGAGGATTTGTTTACGTTTGCGCCGCATCGTAGCGTGTCGATAGCTTATGGCGCGTCAAAGAAACGCCGTGAGATCATCCAGCAAGGTTCAGAGTTTGTCATAATAAATTATGACGGTGTGGAAATAGTAGCGGAAGACATCTTGAACGGTGGGTTTGATTTGGTTGTTGTAGATGAAGCTACGCATTACAAGAACGCACAATCAAAACGATGGAAGGTGCTACGGCGCATAATCGGGGAAGATACTTGGCTCTGGATGATGACAGGTACACCCGCGGCGCAATCTCCATTGGATGCATACGGCCTTGCTAAAATGATAAACCCCAACGCTGTACCACGGTTCTTTGGTTCGTTCCGTGATATGGTTATGAGCAAGGTGTCACAATTTAGGTGGGTAATAAAACCCCATGCGTCAGATACAGTGTTTAACATTCTGCAACCTGCCATACGGTTTACCAAGGAAGAATGTCTTGACCTACCTGAGATGACATACACCAACCGACATGTGGAGCTAACACGGCAACAGAAAAAATATTATGAGATGCTGCGTAAGCGTATGACTATGACAGTGGGTGACGATGAAGTCACCGCTGTGAACGCAGCGATAATTATGAACAAACTACTGCAAATATCGGCAGGGGCAGTCTACACCGACGAAGGCGACACGCTAGAGTTTGACATCAAGCACAGATACAAAGTGTTGAAAGAAGTTATCGACGAGAGCAGTCAAAAGGTTCTTGTGTTCGTACCATTCAAACACACCATTGATATACTGACAGATAAACTACGAGACGATGGTATTACAACCGAGGTGATCCGTGGGGATGTTCCCGTAGCACGGCGCACCGATATCTTTAAACGGTTCCAAAACACAGACAACCCAAAGGTGCTTGTCATCCAGCCGCAGTCCGCGGCACACGGTGTTACGTTAACAGCAGCTAACACTGTAGTCTGGTGGGGGCCAACATCTTCATTGGAAACATACGCACAGGCAAACGCTAGGGTGCATAGGTCGGGGCAGAAACACCGATGTACTGTTGTTCAGCTACAAGGTTCTGCTGTGGAAAAGCGTATTTATTCATTATTAAACAACAGAATAGACGTTCACACAAAAATGATCGACTTATACAAAGAATTGCTTGACTAGGGCATTATAAGCTACTAGATTGTAATTCTCGTTACAGTAGGAGAATGACTAATGGACGATACGTCCGATATACCTGCAGATAAACTGACTAAAGCCTACATAAAATTAAGGGCAAAACGAGCAGAATTATCCGCACGGTACAAGGAAGAAGATGGAGCGTTGGTACGCCAACAGGAAATCTTAAAGAACGCGCTGCTAGACTACTGTGATAGCCACAATGTCGAAAGCGTTAGAACCTCTGAAGGTTTGTTTTTTCGGTCTACTAAAACCAAATACTGGACCAGTGATTGGGAGCAGATGTACAACTTTATTAAAGAACATGATGTGCCCGAGTTTCTAGACAGGCGGTTGAACCAGACCAATGTAAAACAATTTATAGAGGAGAACCCTGATGTAATGCCCAAGGGTATGAACATCGACACCGAGTACGTCATTTCAGTGAGGAAAAAATAATGGCAGAACCATATGTACCAATAGAAGACTTGGCAAAGCATTTCGCAGTGTCAGTGTCTACTGTCCGCGCTTGGGTGCGGCAGGGTCATATCCCCAAGTCTACTTATATAAAGGTAGGTAACACATACAGGTTTAACAAAACCAATGTGACTGACGCTCTAACTAAAACACCGCAACCTACAGACGATGCACAGTTAGAGTTTGATTTTAATCCCGACGAAGACCAATAAATAAAAGGAGAATGATGTGTCTGAAAACTATATAATTGAAGAAGTCGAGGCTCTGTGGCCACGTTTGGACCAGACCTATGCTTTTGACAAGAAAGTCAATCGCAGTATGCCATGTGGTCCACGCGACACTAACGCGGAATTTTCTATACAGTTCCGTATGGATAACAAAACAGCCAAGGCTTTGTTCACTGCTATGGCTGAAGTTTACGTAGCCAACCGCGAACCCAAGTGGGCTGAGATGTTAGACAATCCTTTTGTCAAAGACGACGATGGTACGTTTACGCACAAGGCTGTCTTGAAGGGTTCATACAACGGGCAGGTGACTAACAACCCTGCGCAGTATGATTCTCAAGGGAACGCGCTACCCGAAGACTTTCAGTTAACCACTGGTAGCACTGTCAATATAGCGGTTAAAATGGTGCCGTATGATTTTGGTGGTAATCAAAGTGTGTCCTTGCGTATAAATGCCGTACAGGTTATAAAGTTTGTTCCAAGAGAGAAGGCAAATCCGTTTAAGAAAGTGGACGGAGGGTTTGTAATGGAAGACCCCAACCCGTTCACCAAGACTAAATCTCAGTCTAACAACGTACTCGCAGAGGCCGACAACGTTGAACCGATTAAAAAGGCTGCGAAGAAACCTGCGGCAAAGCCTTCCGAAGAGAATTTGAGTAGCGTTGTGAACAGTTTGTTTGACGACGAATAATAACTCAAAACACTACGGCTGCTACGGTGGCCGTAGTTACTCTTACGGTATGGGCGGATACAATGAAAACCAAAACTTTTTTAGACTTGGTGCTAGCGCACGAAGGCGAATATTGCGTGTGGGCCATCAAAGGTGTAAAACCCAACGAGCAGATTAAACAAACATTTTGCTTGTCTACAGACGACCTACTGCACGAAGCACGTAACCTTAATGATAATGGGTGGAACGCTTTCTTTGCTTTGGGTACGTTTTTTGACAGTAGTTCGCGCACCGCAAAAAATATGCAATGGATGAAGTCTTTTTTCTTGGATTTAGACTGCGGCCCCGATAAGGAATTTCCATCTCAGGTAGTCGCCATTGATGAACTACGCACCTTCTGCGAAAATAACAGCCTGCCTACACCTACACTCGTGAACTCAGGGCGTGGCGTACATGTCTATTGGATATTGTCCGCGCCTGTGTGTAGAGAAGATTGGTTTCCTGTAGCGACACGACTAAAGAGGTTATGTGAAGAACAAGGTTTTCCTGTAGACCCATCACGTACATCTGATGCTGCTAGTGTTTTACGTGTGCCAAGTACCTACAACCACAAATACGAGACACCGCTACCCGTAGATTTTTATGGCATAGAAGATTTTTCCACCGTGGACTTTGACCAGTTTGCGGTGTTGCTTGGCGATGACCCGATACCAGTACCCCAGAAACGCGAGACATCTGCGGTTAGCGCATTTAAAGAAGCCATGTACCAAAACTATAAAGGTAGTTTTAAGCGGCTTATAACACGCACAAAAAACGGTACGGGCTGCAATCAGATCAAGCACATAATAAAGCATCAGGACAGCATATCGCATGACTTGTGGCGCGCAGGGTTGTCTATAGCTAACGTCTGCGAGGACGGGGACGAAGCGGCGCACATAATGTCGGCTAGTCATGCAGACTACAACGTGGAAGCCACCTTGAAGAAAATGCAAGACACAGGGGGACCGCATTTTTGTAGCACCATAGAGCGGTTGAACCCAGAAGGGTGCGAAGGTTGCCCTAACAAGGGGAAGATAACAACACCTGCGGTACTCACAAAAGAAATTAAAGAGGCTGCACCAGAAGATATGTTTGGGGGTGACGAAAAACAGGTAGCTATACCTGCGCTACCACGTCCATACTTTAGAGGTCAGCATGGGGGTGTGTACCTGAGAGGGGAAAATGATAACGGTGATCCCGAAGAAATTTGCATATACCACCATGACTTTTACGTTACGCGCAGACTGCATGATGTGGAGCTTGGAGAAGTTATAGCTTTTGCGCTACACTTGCCAAGAGACGGGGTGCGCGACTTTGTAGTGCCGCTATCTGCGGTTACGTCCAGAGAAGAGTTTCGTAAGCACATGTCCATGCAGGGTATAGTAACTTACGGTAAGGAAGTAGATAAACTTATGGCATACACAGCGGCATGGATACGAGAGTTGCAGCAGACCACCACAGCAAGTGAGGCGCACCAACAATTTGGATGGGTTGACGACGAAGTTATGGATGAGTTTGTGTTAGGTGACCAACTTATTACCGCACATGGCGCGGAGTACAATCCACCATCTAGTAAGACCGCAGGGCACATAGTTAAGTTCAAACCTAAAGGCACCAGAGAACGGCACAAAGAGATATTAGACTTCTACAATCAAGACGGTATGGAGTTACAGCAGTTCACGGTGTGCGCAGGGTTTGGCACTATACTCATGCCCCTAACAGGTTTGTATAGTTTAGGTATCCATCTGTTCGGTGAGACGGGTGGTGGTAAAACAACTGCTATGTATACGGGCACCGCTATATGGGGCGAACCGCGTGGGCTTACGGGCACCAAAGGGGATACCCCAAACTCTCGTATGAATTTTGCCGAGGTCATGCACAACCTTGGTCTGAACACAGACGAAATGACAAACATTCATGGCAAGCAAGCATCTGATTACGCATACCAACTATCAGAAGGTACGCAGAAGAACCGGATGGCAGGTGGCGGCAACTACGAACGTGTTAGGGGTAGGCCGTGGCATTTGATAGCGTTATCGTCAGGTAATGTTAGTATGTACGCGCAGATGGCTATGGCGAAGGGCGACACTAAAGCGGAGATGCAGCGGTTATTGGAGCTACGGGTGGACGAAATACCTATGGTAAAAGTAGACCCCGTTGTATCCGCAGGGTTGTTCAAGGACATACAAAACAACTACGGGCATTATGGCCCAGACTTTGTGCGGTATGTTATCCAAAATAAAACAGCCATAGTCGCGGACTATGAAAAAATTAAAGCTGAGTTAGACAAGGCCGCAGGGTTGGATCAGAAAAACCGTTTTTGGTCTGGTGGGTGTTCGGCCATACTGGTGGGAGCGTTAGCCGCTAAACGTGCAGGCATAGTAGATTACGACATGAAAAAGCTATTCAAGTGGGTGGTAGGACAACTGATAAGGGTCAAGGCGTTCGTAGACGATAGCACCGCGTCGGTACAAACATTAGTCACAGAATTTGCTACCGAGCATTGGGGCAGCATACTTAAAATTAAAAGCACGGAGAAAGCGCCCAACGCTGAAGGTATTACACCCATGGTCATACCCGAGCAGAACCCCCGAGGTATGTTTGTTGCACGATACGAGACAGATACAAACATGCTTTATATTGTACCAAAGACATTTAAGACGTGGCTTGGAGAACAGAAAATAGACTACACAAGCACCGTGGAAGGTATGCAAAAAGAGATGGGGGCTAAACGTATTAAGATGCGGTTAAGCAAGGGCACGAACTTTAACTTACCTGCTATATGGGCATTGTCGGTAAAACTAACGGGGTTTAGCGGTGTATCAGAAACCACTGAAGACTGATGATCTGTCGCCAGACCAAGTAAAAATAGTTGTTAATTGGGATGATATGGTGGTTGGAGCGTCTGTTTTCATCCCGTGCGTCAACATTATTAAGGCGCGAAAACAACTACAAGATATAGCGCAACGCAAAAAGTGGGGCGCAGAAACGCGGGTCCGAATTGAAAATGGTATGTTTGGGGTTCGCATATGGAGGACAGTGTGATACATCATACATGACAAGCTCGACATACTTGTCATTCTCCTCTCTACTACCCCCGCCTCGCGCGGGGGATTTTTATTGCTTGAAGGCGTTCCGTATGTCTTGAACTGCGGCACCGTACGTAGTGCTAAACGACGCGCCATTGTGCATGTTTTCCGTAGTCTCTGCGTGGCGCTTCATGGAACGATCTATGGACTCTGGGGTAATAGCAGCCTCTGGATGACGCTTGTTGAATTTAAGCATATCTTTATAGACTTGCATCATCTCACTGTAATCTCCCATACGCGAGGCAACGTAGTATTTTTTGTTTAGCGCGGATCGTTTCTTGTTTACAGCGATGTCTATACGTTTGGTGATAGAGTTTTGTTCCTGACGGAATGTGTATTCTGTAGGAGGGAACCCAAGCCCCCACATCAGTAATTCGCCATTGGTAACATCATCGTAGATAGGGTCGTTACGTCTAGTGAACGCGCCGCCTTGTTGTGCATACCTACCAAACGCTGCTCTGTATGCGTTGGTCACCCCTGCAGGTAATATGCTTTCCATGCCACGCTGTGTTTCCCCTGCCAGTAAATCGGAACCTCCACGGTACAGACGATTAGCAACGCTAAGTGCGGGTCCACCTGCGTAGAACCCGATTGTTTCTTCTAGGGATGGGTTGTTGTTATAGCGGTTCTCTTGGATCAGAAGTCCAGTAAGCGCCATACGCCCTGCCACGTCGATCCCTGCGAACTGGGTTATCGCGCCTTTATACCAACCCTCACCCATATACTGTCGCACGATTGTATCAAAATCTTCCTCTTCCTCATCCAATAAGAACAGGTTAACCATAAGTTTTACTGCGCCGTACAATGGTAGTCCTTGTACCCCTGCAAAAAACAACGCCGATCCGTGCATACCGATAAGTTGTTTTACCGCGGCCTTACGTTCGGGTGACCCTTCTGGGCCAAACAATCTACCTTTATCACTGTCCAATGCAATCTTTGCGGTCTTAAACATGGTGTAGTACATTTGCAGGCCGTAGTTTTTATACATAAACGCAACGCGCCCGATACCTTCCCGCGCAATACTCGGGGCAGTCTCCAAGAACGTGCCACCGTTTGTTTGCTGTGTATCATAAATGGCTTGCCGCACGGCTTCTTCTATTTGTGCTTCGCTAGGGTCTTTACCAGTCGTTTTCTTTTCTGCCTTGGTACGATTGGCGGGAGTGTCGTCTAACTTGTTAGTGTCGAGGTAGTTTTTTATTTTTATGCCCTGCAACGCTAGATTGAACGAAGCCATTAAAGTTACTTGGCGGTTAAGTTGTTCTGCGTGGTTAAACAGCCATGCGGATAGCACGGACGCATTGTCCATAGCGTTGCCTATTTTACCGCCCTTTTTGATGCGGCTAGTCTCGTTCAACCCCATAGCTTCTGCTAAGAACCCTTGGCCCAACAAGCCCCGTTGAGATGCAGTTTGCACCAAGGCGGTCATGTTGCGTAGTTCGGCTTCTTTCCCTTCAGGTAACTCTAAACCTTTTTTCAGGGTGAATGTACCTTTGTCAGATATGTCATAAAAATCTAGTATTGAATTTGTTTTGCCGCCACGCTTACCACCCAGTAATGTATTACCGTAGGCAGATTTAATAGCGGCGTACGTTTTTACGTACCCATGTTTCCCGCCCAAAAACGGGGCAACGAACAACGGGATTTGCGACAGGTTGACCAGAGCAGACGATGCGTTAAAGCCGATGGTGTATATAAACGCGGTCTGGTTCAGTCTACGGGCTACCGCTTCTATGCTTTTGTTGTCCGCGCCTTTTCGTGCAAACTGCGCACGGTCTTTTAATTCTGCCTTTACATCACCAAACGCAGCGGTAAGCCGTTCCGTGTTCTTCCCTACCAAGCTCTTTGCTTTTGGAACTTTAAACATCGCATTAAAGGGTAATGTATCAAGGTCAGCTTCATACTGACGCAAAAGTGCCCCGTATTTTAGTTTGACTGTTTGACTAGCAAGACTGTAGCCCTTTGTCTTAAGAGCATACACAGAATCCTGCATGTACCCCGGGGTGCCTTTACGTTTCTGCAATGACTTGGCAAACGATGTCTCAGGTAGCGAGTTTATAAACAGTTTGATTACCTGATCTTTTACGTCTTGTGGGACTTTGTTTTTGTCCAAAATACTTAGGGCTTCGTATGCAAAACTTGGGTCTACGCCTGTACCCCTGAAGGTGTTCGCGGACACTTCGTCAACAATCTCTACATTCTTATAGTCTTTGTTCGCTCGGAACATCTTGGCAGCGTCTTGACGTTCTGCGTCTGTAGTAAATGTCTGCACCACAGTGGCTTCGCGTGACGACTTAGGGTTCTTGACCTCATAACGTAGCACGTAATCACCGTCACGCATAAGCGGGAAGTACACATCTAGGGTGCTAGCATCGAACAATCTGGCAAAGATGTCCTTCTTCAGTTTTTTAGCATCGTCAGGGTTCTGCACCAACTCGTCAATCTGTTTCAGGATAACGGCTTTGAGCTTTTCGTACTGACCTTTGTACACTGCTCGCATCTCGTTATATACAGCTCGCCCCTCTGGTCCTAATGCTTTCCAGTCTTTACGTTGCTTGTTCCATACCTCCAACAGATCATTGCCATCGTTGTCTATACGAGGGCTACCGTCTTTGTTAATGTATGTACCCTTTGGTTTTGTAGGGTCTACCTGATAGATAGTGGCACCGTAGTCGTTATCATAGATCAAACGATCTAAGGCTTCTCGGCGTTTTTGCGCCTGCTCGTCCGTACCCTTGTTTAACTTGGTTAGGATTTCCTTGATCTTTCTTTTAATAAGTTCGTTTGCGGTTTGGATTTCTCCTCGTTGGTTGGATATCAACTCATCCAAATCGTGGCCCATTCTGCCCAAGCCAACTGCTTCCGCAATGTCGCCTAACCCTTGAGAGCCAGTAAGTTTAAGTAGCAGGTTTTTGGTTTTCTTTGAGAACCCTTGGGTAAAGAAGTCCCGCACGTTGAACCTGAATTGCTCTCGGCTTTCTTTGTTTATAGCCTTCTGCGTTGCATCAACTGCGTCTCGTGTAAACTTCCTAACACCATCGGCGGTAGTCATCATTGCCATCTGGTTGGCGTAACGATACATGGGTGCAGGGGCTAACAACGCATCTACAAGACTGTCTACTTCTTGCAAAGCGGTCAGGTTACGAGATTTAATAAACGGCACAAACCTACTCAAAAAGTTGTTAGCCATATTAAAGAAACGTTGCAGTGCGCTAACAGGTTCGCCTTTTGGGTTTATGCTTGCAAGTTCTGATCGGAACTCTGGATTGCTCATCGCCTCAGATAAAAATTCATCAGGGTCTTTTGAGCCGTAAGCTGTACCTAGCAGACCATCCAAGTCTTTGAACAGCTTTTTAAGCTGAATACCAAACCCATTCTTAGGGTCAGCCAATGCCGCTGACATGCCTGCGTGAGACATTTCGTGCATCAACGTGTGCGTGTTGATACCAGTATCTGCGTCTAGCGATATCGTGTTGGTCTTAGGATCAAACAATCCTGCAGCGGGGCGTCCGTCTTCGGCCTTCAGGTTCTTCACTATAACAAGTTTTGTGTCACCTGCTACATTGGCAAACTTAGCGGCTAGCTCTCGCACCTGTGCGTTACCGTTTGTGTTGGCTAGTGCGGCAAGCGCGGCTTTAAGATCACCACGTTTTATGGCCTGCATAACTGTAGGGTGGGGTGCCGCATCTAGCCCAACCACCGCGTCTTTTTCTAGGGCAAATCCTTGCTTCTGTAGAAACTCAAAGTCTGCGTATGTTTTAAGCGCAAGGTCATCGTCTTTGGCAATAGCTTTGCGTTCTTCGGCGGTGTACTGATCCGATAAATATGCTTCATACGCAGTCTTGCCTGTTTTTCTACGGGGTCTGTACTGACCTTCAGGCATAGCTTCTACAGCTTCTGATGTCTGAACTGTAACTCCCGTCTTCACTGTTACCGCTTCGCGCTCTTTAATAGCACGGGCAGCGTTCTCTATGCGTTGTCGTATAGTCAAAGGTGATTCTGTCCGCGCCGCGTAGTCTAACCCCGTAACAGCATCTAACTGTTTTTGTATCTCGGCTTTAGTTTCGTCCATCCACTTCTGTGTTTGTGGACTCAGGTTGTTCATGGCCCAGTATACAGCGCGTGCGCCTTGCACGTCACTTGTACCTTTGCGTAACTCGGCTTGCGCATCGGTCATGCCTTTTTCACGCCCAGAAAACTTAGGCGTGCGGTTTACCATATCGAACAATGCTACAAACAAACCTTCTTCTGGGTTCGGGTGCATAGACAGGTAGCGTTTAGCGGCAAGCCCAACCTTGTCACGGGTAGTAACCTTACCCTCCAAGAAGTTTAGAGTTTTCTTATTGTCACTATTCGATAGCACATCGCCTTTGACCAAAGTGTCTGTGGTCTGGGTGTCTTGTTTGACCACGGCTGGCGCAGTTTCATCCCACCGTTTACGTAGCTCGGCGCGTGTAGTGTCTTCTTTGGCTTGGACTTTACGAGTACCACGAACAGACGAACCCGCTGGACCCCTGCGCTTCAGGTCTTTCGATACTTTTGTAAGTGTTTGTTTTTCTGGAAACGTAGGTAATACTTTACGTCTACCGGAGGTATCCGTACGTTTAGTTTTCTGTGTAACACGTTTTGACTTGGGTCCTGCCTCGGGCCGTTTTTTCTGCTCTACGGGAGGCGTAACAGGATCAGGGTCTGTTACAGCTTCTAAAATAGCTGCGTCCAGATTTAGTGTATCTGACTGCGCTCCTTCTGGTGCAGTAGTTCCTCCAACGCCAGACACAGGGCGTCCCATTCCGCTGTCGTTAGGTGCTGTAATGTTGGCGGTACTCGCAGCGGTTGGGGCGGCTCCGACTGTACTGCCTTGTCCAGCAGACGAAACGCCATCTCCACCTGTCTCTGGGTCAACTGGTCTAACATTTCGCCGCCTTTCTTTGGGAGTTACCATAGCTTCCAATTTTACTTGTGCTGGGTCTTTGATTCCCTCTTGCGCGGCGGCGGCGTCTGCTACAGGGTCTTTTGCCCGTATGACATTAGACGCACGGCGCAGGCTTTCCATTTCTTGTGATGTGGCTTTGGGGTTTGTAATTCCCGCTTCTGTCAACGCGGTTTCGTACAGCCTACGCAACGCTTCTGGTCTACGTACTTCGCCTGCATTAGCCACTGTGTCCTGCAACACTTTGGTGCGCGTAGCTTCGGTTTGCGCTGCACGATCTGCGTCTAATTTACCCTGCGCGGTTTCCGCGGTAGACTCGGCCCTTGTTTGCTCTTGCTGACGTTTTACCGTTTCTTCCGCTTCAATTTCTTTAGCAAGTGCACTTTCTTCACTTATTAAATCTACAAGGTCACGTCTTCGTGGCCCCTGTATTGGTAAAACTTCTTCTTCTTTTATTTCTCGTACTTTACCTTGTTCATCTAGCTCCACGTTCGGCGGTGCAGGACGCGCTGCATCTTGTGCCGCAGCCTCTGGTGATATTTTACGTTCCGCTTCTAATTCTGCGGCTAACAGGTCGGGTTGCTCGTACGCGGCTACATCGTCACGTTCTAATGCAGCTTGTTCTTCACGTCTGCGTGCTGCCTCTTGCACTGCGTTTCTACCTGCCAACGCATCTGCTACAGCGGTGTCCATACGGGACGGTGGGCGTTCTACTTCTGGAGTAGTAAGCTCATCTTCGATTTCTTCTTGCGCACGTTGCGCTAGCTTAGTGCCACGTTTCTGCATTTCTTCAGAAACAACAGTTTCAAGGTCAGGCAGAGATATACCTGTTCGCGCTACAATGTCTTCCATCTCTCCAAGGGTTACATCCCCTGTAGAATCAATTATTCTGCCTACATCTGCGCGAGCTTGCGCATTACCCAAAGGTTTACGTTGGTCGGCAAGTTGTTTTGGTGGTGCAGGTAAAAGCCCCGCAATACCTGTGTCCGGTGCAGGTAAAGCAAGTGTTTCTTCTGGTTCTACATCTGCCGCACTGCCACGGGTTCTAGGTGTAGCAAGGTCAAGCAGGCTTTGCGCTAAAAACCCTACGGCACCGCCGTACCCTGCGGCTTCTCCGCTACCTTCAAACGTACCTTGCTCGGGGTTGTACCCCTGCTCTATCATGTTTTGGGCAATACCAGACGCAACTTCTTGCGCGGCTTCTATACCACCTTCGCGCGATGCACGTTGGATGCGGTTCTTTATAAGTTCGACGGGTTTAGCTTCACCCTTATATACTTGTTTAATCCCTTTGACTAAACGTCCTACAGGGATAAGCTCAAGTGCGCCCGGGAGTATACCCTGTAACGCTGCTAGGTTACGTTGTTCCTGTGTAGCACCTGCGGCTCGCGCACGTTCGCTAGCTTCTCCAGACCCCGCGGCTACCGCCAATGTGCCCCCTGCTATAGGGTTTATAAGAGACGCACCAACAAGACCCGCAAAAGAACCACCTGCTTCGCTAAGTTTGCGGGGGATGCTATCTTCTAAGTTAAAGTCTGGGGCTACATAATCTTGCACCGCGCCGCCCACAGATTTTATCCCATCACGGACAACATTTTCTGCATCTTCTGGTAGTAATGCCGCAAGACCTAACGCGCCCTGTTCTACTAACCCCGCAGCGCCGCCAATAAGACCTTTTGGAACTTCACCAAAATAGTCGCCCACCGTAGGTTTTCTACTACGCGCTATCTGCTCCGCTATGTTTTCTTGCGTACCGAAATAATCTTCCAACCCTGCACGGAACCTACGTTCTGGTTCGCGCCTGCGCTCTACCATCGTGCGGTTGTATATTGACACAAGTTGTTCTGTGGTAGCGCCTTCTGGGCCTTCTACCTGTATTTTGTTCCCGCGGCGGTCAGTTAATTGGTACAGTGCCATTATATGACCTTATATTATGGGTTTGGAACCGATGGTTGATAGTCAAGGCGAGTACGATCTACAATATCATTGGGGTTTAATTCACTACGCGTGCTAGACACCATAGTATTCCCCGCCCTAACCTGCATGATACGTTCGGCTAAATCGGCTGTTTCTGCGTACATATCAGCAAAAGTATCGTATCGGCTAACAAGCACTTCTATGGTAGCACGTCTAAGCCTCTCTAGTTGTTCGTTAATTTTTCTAAGTTCAGGTTCGTTTTCTGTCGCTGCCAACTCAGCTTGTTTAGCTCGTAGCGCCATAACTGTTGGGTCATTCTTCAAAACTTCTTCTACGCTGGCGTTAACAGTTGCAGCGCGCGCGTCTAGCAGTTTTTGCAGCTCCACCTCGTTGTTCATTAATGCAACATTTTGCTCGTACCGCGCTTTAGATTTTGCTTTTGCGACTTCTAGCTTGGCTTCCAGTGCGTCGCGCATCGCTGAGTTTTGGTCTTCAGAAATAGACAAGTTTGTTTTAACTTGGTTGTTAACATCATCTATGTTCATCTGAACAACTTTACGAAGTGCGCTACCTTGACGGTTGTACGCTTCTCTTGCGGCGTTGAAATTACCCTCCGCAATGGCGCTGTCTGCTTGGAAGTTAAGCGCGCGGACGTCGTTTTCTTCTCGTTGCCCCTGTAACGCGCGTTCTTGTCCTTGATCCAGAATCCCCTGCAACCCACCCATACCTGTAGTGCGTCTGTTCTCGGCCCGCAGTGCTGCGTTTTCCCCTGAAGCTGCTCCTTTGGAGGCAATATTGTAGTCGCTGGTTACCCCTGTGTCTTGAATACCCCGTAAGGTTGTAAGTCCTGCGCTACGGTCTGTTGCTTGTTTATCTAATTCGCCCAAGTACGCATCGGTGATACCCCCAAGCCCACGTCTTGCGCCAGACATCGCCCGCAATCTGCGTAGCCGTTTAAGTTTTGACGGGCTTAATATGTCAGCTTGTAGAGCACGCTCATCTTTTTCTTGTTGGTCGTAAAGCGCTGCTACACCTGCGCGGTCAAAATACTCATCAGAACTGGCCCGTGCCGCGTCAAGTCTTTCTAAAGGTTTTTCGTTTGAATCCGCAACGTAGCGTTCTGAAAGTTCGTCAGCTAATTTCTGTTCTGATTCTGTGTACGGTGCAGCTACCGCTTCTAATGGTGCAGCTTGTAGAGAGTCCACGCTCGCTCTAGTAGGAGTTTTTCCCGCTTGGTCCGTCATGTCAGTAATAGATGTATTTAGCGCTGATTTATCCGCCTTTTCTGGTGCTACGGGGTCGTACGATGTAGGTACGTCCTTAAAAAAGTCTTCCTGCTCCACAGGTGCAAACGTCACAGTACCTGTAGTAGGGTCTGCCGAAGTAGTAGGGTCTACCGAAGTAGGGCTTGCCACTGTATCAGGTACAGGTCTAGATGGCAGGGTGGGATCACTAGAAACCACAGTCCCCGGCTCGTAGTTATCAGGAACAAAGTCAGGACGACCTACATCGCCGGGCAAACGTGGTAACGCTTGTAGCTGCGCTTCGTTCATACTTGAAGTAAAGGGGGCGTTAGCAAGTGTTTGTAATTCTTGGTCGCTTAGTGAGTCTATCATGCTAATAACGTCTTTAGCATACGTTTGTTGTTTTTCAGACTGCGGAGTAAACAGTCCGTCAGCCGTTGCAAAGGGTCCATATTTTTGACGGACCGCCGCCTCTAATTTGTTTCGTGCGCCCCGTTTGTCAAACTTATTAGTCAAACCTTCAAAAAACCGACTAATAGGGCTAGACACTTGGTCGCCTTCCGCAAACGACACGATGCCCCCACTTGCCATTCTTTTTGGACCGCCTTGTGCTGCGGCCTGCGCCATACGTGCACCTGCTAAACCCTGCGCTTGTGGAGGTCTGGCTCCAGCACCTGCAAGGCCCGGAAGTCCTGCGATACCTGCGGGTTTGCGCGGCTGCATCTTTGCCATACGCTGCATATTTTGCTGCTGTTGTTTTTGTTTTTGCCCTAGAGTACCTGCAGTACGTCCCGTTAGTTCTCCAAGCGTACCACCCATCTGTTGTTTTGTTAGGTCCAAGGCTTGTTGTTCGCGCTGCTGCGCTATAGTGCCGGGCTGCTGCTGCATTTTCATTTGCATATCGCGTGCCGCCGCCTGCTTTTCAGACGTAAGTTTTTGCAGTGCTAATAAATCTAGGAGTTCCTTGTTGGCCCCGTAACGCTGCTGTAACTTTTGCGGGTTGCCACGATAGGCGTCCATTCGCTGTTCGATTTGGGCGTCAAGCCCACCAGTTTCTAACGCCATATTAGCCTCGTCCAAACAAGTTTGACAGTAAGGTTTCGGTATCTGAGGCTCCCGCAGCTATCCTTTGTAGGTAACTAGGTTCCTCGTATTGCACTGATTGCGCGGCTATCGGTAGCCCCTGCAACAAAGACTGCATGTACTGCACCTGTTTGTATGGGAAGTCACGTTCTTCTTCAAACTGCAGTCTATCCGCCGTAATGCCTTCCGATTCAATCCCGCGTTGCGTTGCGCCCATGTTTGCTAGCCGCTGTAATCCTTCGGCACCATACAGGTTAGTTTTATCTTGCGCGAGCATCCCACGGTCTTGTTCTATGTTAAACTGGCCTAAACCCTGCCTGTACGCATCAGCGTAACCTTGTCCTGTTATGGCCGCTAGGTTTTGTCCTAAGTTCCGCGAACCTTCTGCTTCCATAAGGGCTTGACGTGACCCCCCGTAAGCACCTGCCTGTGTTAACCTGCCCGCATCCTGTACCCTAGATATTTCCGCTTGGCGTCTAGCTTCCGCTAATTGTGGGTCTAACGATGCCTGCAAGTACGGGTTCATATACTGTTGAGCAATGTCCCCAGTAAACGTTTGTGTTTGATACCCCCCAGTACCCATTTGGTCTGTAGGTAACGCTAATCCGGCCACACCTTGAAACGCTTGATCTTGTAAGTCAGACGCACCCGCTGTGAGTGGCCCCATATACGCATTGTAGTCTTCACCTGCTAACGCTTGGCCCTTACCGAGCATTTCAGTAACGTAGGGGCCAGCCCAATTAGACAGAGAACTTTCTACACCTGTTTTAATTGGGTCTTCGCTGCTTCCAGTTAGTACGGGAGTAACCATGTCTGACCTCCTACACGGGTAAAATTTGTTGCGGGTTTATTTCTTTACCCTGTTTTTCGTTGCCTGTGCGAGTTTTACGTATACGCCGCATCATATCTTGTAACACTTTAGCTCCTGCGTCCGAATTACCGTTCCCAAGGTGACTAACAACATCTGCAGGAATTACAAATTCCCCATCACTTAGTCTAGCTTCCTGCACGCCGTCTATATTTGCGGGTACTTTATCAGCCATCCCATCGCTTGTGCCACGCAGGTATGTACCTTCTTTTAAGGTAGCTATACCCCCTCTAGCCATTTGCTGTATTTCAGGTCTTTTACGTAGCTCTCTTGCGGGGTTCGCTGCGTTCATCGCTGCCAACCCTTCTGCGCTCATAGGTGTATCTGTGGTAGGAGTTGTGTACTGCATATCCGTAAAATAGCGCTGCCCACCACTGCCCGGCCTTCGATTAGGGTCGTTTGTGTTTGGTACAGCCTGCCGCCGCGCAGAATATTGTGGGATACCGCCTTGATATCCTGTAGCAGGGGTATCGCTGTCAAATAATCCAGATGCGCCCCCAATTAAACCTATTACTTGCCCTAATCCAGTAGTCTCGTAAGCGTTTGGGTCGCCTTTTGTAGGCGTATCTTTAAACATTAACCCATCTAACGCGCTTAAACCGTCTTCTATAATACCCATTACGCTTCTCCAAGTAATCTTAGTAGCATATCATTTTCATCCTCAACCTGTCCACCCTCTGCAAATCCGCTTGCCATGGGCATTGGTCCCGTAGGTTGATTAGCGGGTTTATTTCGCGTTGTAGTGCTGTACGGGCTTAAAAACTTGCCTTCTTGCGTAGGGTTAGCAAAAATACTTTCAAAGTCGTACAAGTAATCCAAGTTTAACGGGTCTGGGGTAGTCACTGTTGTCCTAGCTCCTTGGAACGCCCCTAGCTGCTCTAACTCTAAAAAGTCCCGCGCTGCTTGCTGTTGTGCATTGGTGTCTAGCTGTGCGTTTATTTGCGTGTTTAAGTTGTTTATTAGTTCCGAAACTGAATCTGTATCTTGCTGCTGCTGTTGAGCTTGCTGCTGTTGAAACTCTTGTTGTTGCTGTTGAGCTTGCTGCTGCTGTGCATACAACCCTGTCGCAGGAGTAAATATAGAAGAGTCCGCAAGGGTAGCGTCACTACCCTGTAGCACAAGATTTAGCAGGTCTTGGTCGTTAATGTCAAGAATACCATCTCCAGTAACATCATACTGCGTAATTAACTCTTGGCTGACATTTTCTTGCGCGGTTAGATCAACAACAAAATCTACATCTTCCTGCGTTACTGCGCGTTCTGGCTTTCCTATAAGGTCCGCGATTGTGGTTAATTGTTCTGCTGTAGACAACCCAAGTGCGTCTAGTTGGTCTTCCAAATTAGTTTCTACGTCACCAATTTGTGTTTCTAGGTCACCAATTTGGGTTTCTAAACCAGACACATCTTCGGTAATCGTTTTTACCGCGCTATCAACTATACCGTCTACATCTTCAGAAGACAGGTTGTTCATGTCTGCTAGCGCGTCGGTTATTGCAGTGTCAACGTCAGTAGAAGAAAGGTTTTCCAAGCCTTCCAAGGCTGTATTTATAGCCGTGCTAACATCACCCGCGCTTAACCCTTCAGGTAACGCGTCAATAGCTGTATCTATCAGTTTACCAACTTCATCCGAAGACAAGTTGTTTAGATCAGCAATAGTGGCGTACACCCCTGTAGCATCAACAGGATTACCTTCTTCATCTACTGTTGCAGGTGAACCCAGTGCATCGCTTACAATTTTATCTACGTCTGTTGTAGATAAGTCGTTTAGATCACCAATAGCTGTATCGACAATACCCTGCACATCTTCAGAAGACAGGTTGTTTATGTCTGCAAGAGCGTCGGTTATAGCAGTATCAACGTCAGTAGAAGAAAGATTCTCCAAGCCTTCCAAGGCTGTGTTTATAGCACCGCTAACATCTTCTGTACTTAACCCTTCAGGTAACGCGTCAATAGCTGTATCTATCAGTTTACCAACTTCATCCGAAGACAAGTTGTTTAGATCAGCAATAGTGGCGTACACCCCTGTAGCATCAACAGGATTACCTTCTTCATCTACTGTTGCAGGTGAACCCAGTGCATCGCTTACAATTTTATCTACGTCTGTTGTAGATAAGTCGTTTAGATCACCAATAGCTGTATCGACAATACCCTGCACATCTTCAGAAGACAGGTTGTTTATGTCTGCTAGCGCGTCGGTTATTGCGGTGTCAACGTCAGTAGAAGAAAGGTTTTCCAAGCCTTTCAAGGCTGTGTTTATAGCACCGCTAACATCTTCTGTACTTAACCCTTCAGGTAGCGCTTCAATAGCTGTACCTATTAGTTTATCAACGTCATCCGAAGATAAGTTGTTTAGATCAGCAATAGTGGCGTACACCCCTGTAGCATCAACAGGATTACCTTCTTCATCTACTGTTGCAGGTGAACCCAGTGCATCACTTACAATTTTATCTACGTCAGTTGTAGACAAGTTGTTCATATCTGCTAACGCGTCAGATATTGCAGAGTTAACATCTTCTGTGCTTAACCCTTCAGGTAAGTCGTCTATTACCTTGTATATACCTGTAGCAGGTTCGTCTTCTGTTGCAGGTGAACCTAGCGCTGTGTTTATAGCATCGCTAACATCTTCTGTGCTTAACCCTTCAGGTATATCTGCTATCGCAGTGGTTATAGCTTCGCTAACATCTTCTGTGGTTAACC